ATCGACGGAATGAAAAGCTCTCACTTTGACTTGTACTATTTATATTCTAACACCAAACCGTCGGAAATGGCTATGGAAATAGAAATGGCGTTAGCATAGAAGATACAAGGCTCCTAGGCTTCCTATTTCCGTATTGCTTATTATGTATAAAAGTTATGTATGTATATAAATAAGAGAAAGCAAGAACGTGTATATAACACGTATAAGGGGATAGAAAGTTTTTGGGAGTAAAGCAATAGCAAGTAAGCAATGGAGGTTTTATGAGAGAAAAAGAAGTAGAGGCAGCTCTTGTAAAGGCTGCAAAGAAAAGGAATGGTGTGGCTCTGAAGTTTGTGAGTCCGGGCCTTTCAGGTGTTCCAGATAGATTGGTGCTTCTTCCGGATGGAAAGATAGGTTTTATTGAGTTGAAGGCACCAGGGAAAAAGATGCGTCTGCTCCAGGAAAAGAGAAAAAGTCAATTGGAGAGATTAGGATTTTTAGTATTCTGCCTGGATAGCAAAGAGGAAGTCGAGGTGATGCTTGATGCAATACAAGCCGCATGATTACCAGACCTACGCTGCTGAGTTTATTATCGCACATCCAGTTTGCGGATTATTACTTTCAATGGGACTTGGAAAAAGTGTGATAAGCCTGACAGCGCTGTGGGAACTGGTTCTTGATTATTTTGAGGTGGGCAGAATTTTGGTGATAGCACCATTAAGGGTTGCCAGAGATACCTGGCCAAAGGAAATTGAAAAGTGGGATCACTTAAAGGGCCTGACCTATTCTGTGGTGGTTGGTTCTGAAAAGGAAAGACGCGAAGCACTGTCGAAGCCAGCATTTATTTATATCATCAACCGAGAGAATGTTTCCTGGCTGGTGGATAATAAATTATTTCATTTCGACTGCATCTGCATTGATGAGCTGAGTTCCTTTAAGAGCCACCAAAGTAAAAGGTTCAAATCGCTGAGGAAGGTTCGTCTCCAGGTAAAACGTGTAATTGGACTGACCGGTACACCTACACCAAATGGGCTGATTGACCTTTGGGCACAGATCAATTTACTTGATATGGGTGAGAGACTTGGAAGATTTATTGGTGGATACCGGGAGCGATACTTTATGCCGGATAAAAGAAATCGTGATGTGATATTTTCCTACAAACCGAGAGAGGGTGCGGAGGATGCGATTTATAAAAAGATTTCTGATATTTGTGTGAGTATGCAGGCGACAGACCATTTAAATATGCCAGAACTTATCATGTCCAATGTGGAAGTTACCATGAATGAAAAAGAGCGTGCGATGTACGATGGTCTGAAAGCAGATTTGATTCTGCCGATGGGAGGTGGAGATATTGATGCACAGTCAGCAGTCGGACTTAGCAATAAGCTCCATCAGATGGCAAACGGAGCAGTTTACGATGAGAACAGGAAAGTTAGAAAAATCCATGACAGGAAGCTGGATGCCATCGAGGACTTAATCGAAGCTGCCAATGGAAATCCAGTCATGATTGCCTATTGGTTTAAGCATGACAGGGAAAGATTGATGGAGCGCTTTGCAGCAGTTCCGATTGATAAATCTGAGGACATCACCAAATGGAATAAGGGTGAGATTCCGGTGGCACTGATTCATCCAGCAAGCGCCGGTCATGGACTTAATCTTCAGGAAGGCGGCTGCCATCTCATTTGGTTTGGCCTTACCTGGAGTCTGGACCTTTACCAGCAATGTAATGCAAGACTCTGGAGGCAGGGACAGAAAAATACAGTAACCATTCAGCATGTAGTCACCAAAGGAACAATTGATGAGGATGTTTTGAAAGCACTGCAAAATAAGGATGTTACCCAGGAGGCACTTCTTAAAGCAGTGAAAGCAAGACTTACCTCGTAGGAAGGAGAAGCAATGAAAGGATATGTTGAAAAAATCATAAAAGAATATCCTCAAATGGTGAGAGAAGTAGAGCGCCTCGATAAGCAAATTAAAAGCTGTGAATTTATTTCAGCAGATGAGCTCATCACAACGATGGCCTTCTCTCATCCAGATGGGGAACGAGTACAAAGTAGTGATTTGTCGGATAAGACAGCAAAGATTGCGATATCTTATCAGCGTAAGCTGGACCGCATTAACGAGGAACTGGTAATGCCAATGATAAAACGAAAAGAAGCTATGGAAGAAGAAATCTCATTTTTCGAAGATAGTGTAAATCATTTACCGGAGGATATACTCGAAATGTGTCAGGCGATTTTTCTTGATGGCATGACCTGGGAAGAAGCAGAGAACTGTTTTTATACAAATAGTTGGGGAATCAGAAATTGTCGTAAGAGAGCGATTGATTGCCTGGTTCGTAGCTACCAGATCAGAGCATCGCAGACAGAAGCATTTTTACTTAGTTGAAAGTGCCAGTTTTATATTTTTCAGGATGGAGGACATAATCGTCATGGTCCTTAATCATTTTTATAGCGCATTCTACATTTCGTGCTTTGGCATGGTCGTGGAAATGCGCTGTTTTTATTGTATGCTTATGACCAATCTTAATTCTGGCCCAGCCTATCACTTCTGCAGGCATTTTTTGAAGTAACCAGCAGTGGCCTGTGTTCTTTGATCGCATAAAGATGCAATTATCAATTTCTCGAAGGATAGTGAAATAACCGTCCGATAGTAAATTCCGTTCTTTTGTATGAAACATGTAATATCCCCTTTCAAAAAGATTGTAGCAAAAAGTAGCCTAGTAAAATTCCTTTTTATTTCGTTATGTAAAAATAGTGAGTAATTAGCCGGATATTTGGCTAGGTGATGGATCAATTATTTCTGGTTCGATAATGATCCGGTTTTCAGAAAAAGATACTTTGACATGGTCACCGATTTTGTAACCAAGAGCAGATAACCAGTCACCCTGGAGATTGATGCGTGGAACATTATGCTTATTCCCGGATGCCTCGTACACCTTAAGATATCTTTCTTTCATTGGCGCCTTCCTTCTGGCTACCAATGCTACTAAGCCGAGTATAACATGAGAAAAATATTTTACAAACATTTCAACCTACCGGTTGACTTTCGGAAGTCTACCTGATATTATAATACAAGAAGTTTACCGGAGGACTTCCGGAGAAAGAAGGTAGATATTATGAACGAATACACAATTAGCGCGCAGTTTGTTAGTACAACAGCGAAATTTGATGCAGATGCAAAAGATGCGATAAAAAAAGGGGTAGAAAATTATAATTCACGTTCTTTAATTGCCAAGAATCCTAAAAAGATCTCTAAGTATTCATTTTCAGAGGACGAGTCAACTTTGAATTTAACACTGGAGAGTGAAGCAGAATTACCAATGCCAACTCGTGCATTGAAATTATTGAGCTCATATCTTGTGGAGGAAACTTGCCTGGGAGAGCGCTTGGCGGGAAAACAATTATTCAAAATGACAGCAGAAGCAGTCAAGGAATCATCAGTTGAAAATGAAGAAGATGCTAACGAGGAAATTCCCACACATGTCATTGTTAATTTGATTGAAGGGCTTCAAAAACTATCGTGGTCATCTGAGGATATCACTGATTTTATGTTATATGTTTGTTCTGGCGAAGAACAGCATATCGAAAAAATAACAAGCAGACGTAAGAAGGAGGATTAAAATGACAGTCGAAACATTATATAAATTTTTAGAGTTAGGTTATGCGAAGCGTGGCATGTGGATATCAGAAGTGGCGGATGCATTGAACATTAGCTATAAAAATGCCAATAGACTCACACTTACATTTGGCGCACATAGGACTAGAATTCAGGATATTACGCCATATGATGAATTTAAAAATAATATTACAGTCCAGAAAATATGCGCGTTAATAAAATAGATTTTGCTATTGCCATATTGCTATTGCCTAAGCAAAACTCGAAATTGTACTTGTTCAGAAATCCTCAGTGACAAGGGCAAATCGGGTGTGATATTATTATACTGCAAAGAATTGTAGATAGGTCTTGTGGTTATCCCACAGGGCCTTTTTCTTTGTCATTCTTTTGGTGCGGGTGCGGAGTTTAATCCTTTCGCCGCACCCTTACATGGGAGGTGTGAACATGCCATACAGACCAAGCGTCCCATGCAAACACCCAGGATGCCCTAAGCTGGTGGCTTATGGTACCGGTTCTTATTGCAGCGTGCACGAGCCCCTGCATCGTGGGGATAGGGAAAGCGCCAGCAAGCGTGGGTACAGTAGCCGATGGCAGAAGGCTCGTAAGAAGTTCCTTCGTAGCCATCCACTGTGTGTGGAGTGTCAGAGACAAGGGAAACTCACCGAAGCTACGGTGGTGGACCACATCACTCCCCACAGAGGAGACCAGAAGTTGTTCTGGGACGAGAGCAACTGGCAGCCTCTTTGCAAGCCTTGTCATGATAAAAAGACATGGACTGAGGATAACAATCCAACCTACCGATTTTAGTCGAAGGGTGTTAATTATTTTTAGTTCGACCAGAGAGATATTATGACGGGGGAGGGGCGGCCTTAATCTCTACAGGGCAAAAGCCTGAAGACCGATGCCCCCTCAAACGCGCATTTTCGCGAAATTGTAAAGGGGTAAGTGGAGCTGTACGCGGGAAATATACTGTAAAGGTTTAGGGTTTGCGGGGAAAGGCGCTTATTTCCGGGGTAAACTGTGCGCCGGTATTTTATAAAATGGCCCTAGCCGGAAAGGAGAAACCTATGACAGCAGATGAAAAAGAGAAAGTTGTGGAACTGAGACTGAAAGGTCTAGGCTACCAGGCAATCGCAAATGAAATCGGAACTGTAACAAAAGAGAATGTCAGATACTACTGCAAGATACATGGCCTTGCTGGAAGCGCTGCTTTAGTTACGATGAATTATGATTTGCATCGTGAAATGCCAAACCACTGTAAGAACTGTGGTGCGACGCTGATCCGTAATGCCCATTCGGGAGTGAAGCTCTTTTGTAGCGAAAAATGCAGAAGGGCATGGTGGAAAGTAAATCCGGATAAGGATGCGCAATCCAAAAAACAGCGTTACGAGTGCAGATGCGCATACTGCCATAGGACATTTATCTCCTTTGGTAATCCAAACAGGAAATACTGCGGCAGGGATTGTTATGTCAAAGATCGCTTTTGGACGGATCCGGATGAGAAGCCGAGTGCTGCTGAGATAAAACGCAGGCAGCAGGAAGCGGAGAAGTCGGAAGATGAAGTGAAATTGGTTCTAAAGCGAATTTCATAATATGTGTTTTTGGAATGTGCGAGGTGTTCAGGAAATCCTGGATGCCTTTTTATTATGCAAAAAAAGTAAAGGAGACCAACATGGAATTTAAAAAATTGAAGATTGCTGACCTGGTGCCAGCTTCCTACAACCCCAGAAAGGCACTAAAGCCTGGGGATGCAGAGTACGAGAAAATCAAAAATAGTATTACTGAATTTGGATATGTGGAACCGGTTATTGTAAATACAGATATGACAATCATCGGTGGACACCAGAGAGTGACGGTTCTTTCAGACCTTGGTTATAAGGACATTGATTGTATTGTTATCGATATTGATAAGACCAAGGAAAAAGCACTGAACATTGCACTTAACAAAATCACCGGTGAATGGAACAAGGAACTGTTAGCAGACCTGATTAAGGATTTGCAGTCAAGCGACTTTGATGTTGCATTTACAGGTTTTGATCCGCCGGAAATCGAGCAGCTTTTTAACAGCGTGCATGATAAGAACATCACAGAGGATGACTTCGATGTGGAGGAGGAGCTTTCCAAACCCGCGATTGCAAAACTTGGTGATGTGTGGCTTCTTGGCAGACACAGAGTTTGTTGCGGAGATAGCACACTGCCAGAGACTTATGATATTTTGATGAATGGCCAGAAAGCAAATATAGTCCTGACGGATCCACCATACAATGTCAATGTTGAGGAGACCGCAGGCAAAATCAAAAATGACAACATGGCTGATGAGGATTTTTATAATTTTCTCTTTGCAGCGTTTGTAAATATGGAACAGTCAATGGAGCAGGACGCTTCCATTTATGTTTTCCATGCTGACACTGAAGGACTGAACTTTCGTAAGGCATTTGCAGCAGCAGGCTTCTATCTTTCCGGATGTTGCATCTGGAAGAAGAACGCGCTGGTTCTTGGACGCAGCCCATACCAGTGGCAGCATGAGCCTTGCCTCTATGGTTGGAAGAAGGGCGGCAAGCATAACTGGTATTCAGACAGAAAGCAGACAACTATCTGGGAATACGATAGACCAAAGGCCAGTAAGGATCATCCTACGATGAAGCCGGTAGCTCTTATGGCATATCCAATCCAGAATTCCAGCATGAGCAACTGCATTGTGCTTGATCCGTTTTTAGGTTCAGGATCCACACTGATTGCTTCCGAGCAGACCAATCGTATCTGTTATGGCATTGAGCTGGATGAGAAATTTGTGGATGTGATTGTTCGCAGATATATTGAGCAGACCAGCTCCGAGGATGGTGTTTTCGTGGTTCGAGATGGAGTGAAAATTCCATATTCTGAAGTGCCTGGAAAGTCTGAAAAAACCTCAGATAATACACAGAATTAACTTGCTATTTTTTGCCGGTAGAGTGATATATGTACTACCAAAAGAAAAGGAGGAACACAGCATGGAAATTATGTGTTTAGTAGCAGACAGAAAAGAGCTGATTGCAGCAATTGAGGAGACAACAGTAGAAAAGATGAAGTACCAGGGACCACCAACCTTCGCATACAAGAATGAGGATTTGATGGTTCTTCGAGACGGAACCCTGGTGGTGGAGAACATCGAAACAAGAATGGAGCTTCTTCTTACACTCACATCAAAGCGCCTGATCGACGGAGCTTGGGATGAGGACAGGGAGGTGCTTGAGATTTCGCTTCCAATGGAAGGACATACAGGACTTAGCCTGATTAACCTGGTTTCCATTTTTTACACGAAAGCGGAGCTGATCAACAAGGCCATCAACGCACCAAGAGCATTTGAAGTGAACGAGCGCTTCATAGAAGCCATCATGGAGGAACCGCCACAGACAACCGAGGAATTTATAAGCCTTTGGGAAGAATGTGGAAGCGACAACATGACAAAGGGAATCAAGTTTGAAGCAGACAAGATTACCTTTACAGGATTTCCATTAACCGACGATAGCGACCTGGTTACCGCTTTTACCACCCTGGCAGGAAAAATCAACACACTTGCCTTGGAAAGCAAATACATCCGCGTGAAGAAAACACCGGTTGATAACGAAAAGTACACCTTCCGCATTTGGATGGTACGCCTGGGCCTGGACGGTACAGAGTATAAGACAACCAGAAAGCTCTTACTTTCCCACCTAAGCGGCCACAGCGCCTTTAGAACGGAAGAACAGAAGGAAGCCCACAAGCAGAAGTACCTGACCAAGAAGGCAAATGCTGATGAAGAGGCTTAAGTTTGGAATAGAAATTGAATTCATAGGGATTACCAGAGAGGCGGTTGCGACCATAGTGGCCGACTTCTTTGGAACCGGATTTTTCTATGAAGGCGGTGAGCTTAAGGAAAGAGATATTGCAGATGAGAAGCACCGGATATGGCGGGTGGTCAGGGATGCCAGTATTGAAGCATTTGCTGAGGAAGAACAATGTGAGTTGGCGACACCGATTCTGCAGTATGAAGATTTGGAGTGCCTAAAGCAGTTGTTGCAAAATATGCAACAACTCGGAGCCAGGGTGAATCGCAGCTGCGGGCTTCACATTCATGTGGATGGGAAGAACTTCACTCCTCAGGCGATAGTAAACCTGGTGACCTTGATTGGCAGTAGAGAGCAACTTTTGTATAAGGCCCTAGGGATACCGAAGGATCGAATGAAATATTGCAAGCGCATCAATGATGACTTGGTGGATTTGATTTTGGAAAAGAAGCCGGAGAGTCTTGCAGAGCTTAAAAAGGTCTGGTATCTGGAATCGCCTTATGAAACTTCCGAAGGAAAATATCATAGTACCAGATATCATGGACTTAATTTACATGCTCTATTTTCGAAGGGAACTGTGGAGTTTCGATTATTTAATTCCACTCTGGAGCCGGACCGGGTGCAGGCTTACCTGCAATTTACCCTGGCCCTTTGCAAGCAGGCAATGATACATAAAAAGGCGGTCATGAAAAAGACCAGAATAGAAAATGAGAAGTACGCATTCCGATGTTTCCTCATAAGGCTTGGCCTGAATGGGGACGAGTTCAAAAACTGTAGAAAGGTGATGCTTGAAAATTTGACCGGAGATAGCGCATGGAAAGGATGATTAGTATGTTTGGAATACCAGAGCACATTGTAGAAAGATTGAAGAAGGAATATCCGAAGGGAACCAGGGTGGAGCTTATTGAGATGAACGATCCGTTCCGCCACATTCCAGCAGGAAGTAAAGGAACCGTTACTGGAGTGGACAACATTGGCACCATTCATGTTTCCTGGGACTGCGGCAGCAGCTTGGGAGTTGCTTATGGCGAGGATTCTTGCAGAAAAATCATAGAATAATATGCACAATGTGCCGCCGGTATCTTTGGTACATTTATGGTAAGAATTAACTGGATAAATGTAATGATAAGAGCGAATATGTACCTACCAAAAGAAAAGGAGGCTACAAGCCATGAGAAGAATTGAAGTTTTAGACAAAGCAGCAGAAGCAGGAATTAAGTACAGAGACATTAATGTGAACGCAACTTTTGGAGCCGCATACTTTACAAGCGTTGACGCAGGAAACGACCTACCAGATTTCAGTGAGGTCATTTGGGACCATGACATTGATGAGATTTTGGAGAATATGAAAAGGTTTGAAATTTTCGAATTCACTATCAGCTCTACATTTTCAAGCCTGATTGAAACAATCGCAGAACTTGAAAAAAGAGGATGCCACCTAGAAGGCTTGGTAGAAATCAACAGCCGCTACGATGATTGGCAGACTGGAGAAAAGAAGAAAATTCCAGCATTTAAGATGACAATAAACTAAGAAAGACAATTCCGGGAGGCGGGCCGCAGGGCCTGCTTGCTCGTTGCAATATACACAATTTATCACTGTATTTCTTGCACATCTTTGGTAGGTTTATGATGCAGAATTGACTGGATATATCCTTGGTTTAGAGCGAATATGTACCTACCAAAAGAAAAGGAGGATACAACAATGGCAAACGGATGGCACGAGGGAACAATTGGAATTCCGGTAAAGGACGGAGGAATGAAGGTGGCCCACTACTGGGTGAAAGCCTTCGAGGAACCAAGCGAGTATTACGGAATCAACGGAGGCAAGATTAGCAAACTTTCCATCAAGATCGACGGAGAGTGGAAAGCCAACTACGATAGGGGCTGGGACATTGAGCCTGCGGATGAGGAAACAAACATTGCTTATAGCATTTTGTTAAACGAATACAACTAAAAACAACCTACGAATTTACATAGAGCTCCTTAACCGGGGCCCTTTTACTTTGCACTGAAAGGAGAGATTTGAAATGGCAACGAGAGGTAGAAAACCAAAGCCTACTGCGGTGAAGGTCCTGGAGGGAAATCCAGGGAAGAGACCGCTTAATATGTATGAGCCAGTTCCGGAAAAGAAAGCACCGGAGTGTCCTTCCTGGCTTAATGATGAAGCTAAGGCAGAATGGGACAGACTTGCAGATAAGATGGTGAACCTGGGTACCCTTACAGAAATGGATATGGCAGCCTTTGCAGGTTATTGTCAGTCCTATGCAAGATGGAAGGAAGCCGAGGAATTCATAGAGAAACATGGAACAATTGTAAAGACTCCAAGTGGTTACTGGCAGCAGGTGCCCCAGGTATCGATTGCGCAGACAAACTTAAAGGTAATGCTTAAGTTCTGTAGTGAGTTTGGACTGACGCCTTCTTCCAGAAGCAGAATGATAGCAGGAGAGGTCCAGGAAGGCAGCGTGGACGAGATGGAGTTTTTATTGCTAGAGGGTAATGGCTGATGGCTGAAACCAGGCCAAAGGATTATCCGAGGCTTACGGACTATCAGCCCACAAAGTTTATGCTGCCGACTTCCCATTACGATGAGGGCAAGGCTGATAGAGCTGTGAAGTTCATTGAAAACCTGCGCCATACAAAGGGTAAGTGGGCCGGAAAAAGGTTCTGGCTGCTTCCCTGGCAGGAGCAGATCATTCGCGATATTTTCGGTATCGTGGGTGAGGATAATTGTAGGCAGTTTCGTACCGCTTTCATAGAGATTGGAAAGAAGAATGGAAAGAGTGAACTTGCTGCGGCAGTCGCTCTTTATTTGCTTTATGCAGACAATGAGCCAAGCGCCGAGGTATATGGTGCAGCCGCAGATCGTGGCCAGGCTTCCATTGTATTCGATGTAGCCAATCAGATGGTGAAGATGACACCAGCGCTTATGAAACGAAGCAAAATCATGAGTGCTGGTAAGCGTATCGTGAATTATTCCAACCAGGGATTTTATCAGGTACTATCTGCAGAAGTTGGTACCAAGCATGGTCTTAATGTTTCCGGCCTGGTGCTGGATGAGGTGCATGCGCAGAAAACCAGAACTTTGTACGATGTCCTTACTAAAGGCTCCGGCGATGCAAGAGAGCAGCCATTGTTTTTCTTGATTACAACAGCGGGTACAGAGAAGGAGAGTATTTGCTATGAACTGCATACCAAGGCTAAGGATATTCTGGAGGGAAGGAAGATTGATCCAACCTTCTATCCGGTGGTATTTGGCCTTACCGATGATGATGATTGGCATGATGAAGCAAACTGGTACAAAGCAAATCCATCCCTGGGGCAGACCATTCAGATTGACAGAGTACGAGATGCCTATAAGGAGGCTCTGCAAAATCCAGCAGAGGAGAACGTGTTTAAGCAGCTTCGTCTTAACATGTGGGTATCCAGTCTTACCCGGTTTATTCCGGAGCAGATATACGATCAGGGAAATGAATCCATTGATATGGATAGCCTTCTTGGGAGAGAATGCTACGGAGGATTGGACCTTTCTAGTACAGGAGATATTACTGCTTTGGTGCTTGTATTTCCACCAAGGACAGAAGAAGAAAAATATATTCTTTTACCGTTCTTCTGGATCCCGGAAGATACGATTCCGATCAGGGTAAGGCGAGCATCGGTTCCATACGATGTATGGCGTGCTCAGGGATATCTGATGGCTACGGAAGGTAACGTGGTCAATTATGACTTTATTGAAAAATTCATTGAGGACCTGGGAATCAAGTATCACATTTTGGAGATTGCGGTGGATAGATGGAATGCCACCATGCTTACCCAGCACCTGATGGATGATGGATTTACAATGGTTCCGTTTGGCCAGGGTTACAAGGATATGAGCCCAGCCACTAAGGAGTTTTATAAATTACTCATGGAAGCCCGTATCGCGCATGGAGGAAATCCGGTGCTTCGTTGGATGAGTGGAAATGTAGTAGTAGAGCAGGACGCGGCAGAGAACATCAAGGTTACAAAGGCCAAATCGCCGGAGAAAATTGACGGTATCGTGGCTGCGATTATGGCGGTTGATAGAGCTGTGAGAAATCAGGGAAGTTGTGAAAGTGTGTATGATAATAGGGGAATAATCATATTATAACAGGAGGAGGTGATAATGTGCATTTTGTTGAAAATAGTCATGTTTTTTGCTATGATAATACTGACTTAGTTATAGGAGGTATTAGAGTGGACCAGATAACAAAAAAGTTTTTAGGTGAGTTTTGCAACTCATATGAAATAGATGGGAAAGAAGAAGATAAAGCATTTGAACACTTTTGCAATTTTTGTTGCGTAAATAGAGAAAATGGGATTGTTGATATAAAGTTAGAAGAAATTTCAACAGGAAAAAATGCGCAAGGAATCGATGGTATTGGGATTATTGTTAATCATAAACTGGTTACGTCGGTATCAGAGATTGAGTTTCAGATACAAAATTCTCGAATGTTGGATGTGAATTTTGTGTTTATTCAGGCAAAGACTTCTTCATCGTTTGATAATACTTTAATGTTGAATTTTTTTGAGTTCACAAAATCATTTTTCGGTGATGATGCTTCGGAATTTACAACGCAAGAGGTTAAAGATTTTTTTGAAATGAAGGAATACATTTATAATCATGCGGAGTATATGACAGAAGCTAATCCAAAGCTGTCCATGTATTATGTAACAACAGGAAAATGGACTGGCGATAAAACATTAACAAAGGTGAAAGATCGAAATGTGAAAGAATTAATGGATCTTAATATTTTTTCAGAAGTGAGATTTACTCCTTGTGGAGCAGCAGAAATACAGACAATGTATCGAAATACAAAGAATGTTATGTCTGCTAAATTCAAATTTGAAAAAAATATTGTTATGTTTAGTGATGAAGATAATAAAAGTATTGGATATAGTGGGGTTATCCCGTTCAGCGAATATCGAAAAATTATAATAGGCGAGGCCGATGCGCTTAAACCTGTTTTTGATGATAACATTCGTGACTTTTTAGGTGATACAAATCCGGTTAATAAAGCAATAATGGACACATTAAAGACAAAAGATGTTAATTCATTTTGTATGCTTAATAATGGAATAACTATCATTGCAGATAAGCTAACAATGACAGGAACCACCACAGTTTTAACAGATTATCAAATTGTAAATGGGTGCCAGACAAGTCACGTTTTGTATGACAATAGGAATATAGAATGGATAGATGATTTGTTGATACCTATTAAGGTCATTGAGACAACAGATGACACAACTAAAAATAGGATAACAAAGGCAACAAATAGTCAGACATCTATAAAGCCTGAACAGCTTGAGGCGTTATCTGAATTTCAAAAAGGATTGGAAACATTTTATAGTACTTTTCCAGAAGAAGATAGATTGTATTATGAAAGACGAACAGGTCAATATCGTTTGGAATCCATTCCAAAAACAAGAATCATTAATATTCCACAACAGATAAAATCAGTAACCGCAATGTTTCTAAACAATCCACATGGAGTTTCAGGTAATTATGGCGCTATTGTAAAAAAAGTTGGAGATAAGATATTTAATCCTACTGATCAAAAATGGATTTATTATACGAGTTCCTTGACACAATATAAAATAGAAAAATTGATTACAAATAAAGTGATTGATAAGAAATACAATAAGTCCAGATATCATGCGATGATGTTGTTTAGAATGTATGTGTCTGGCAAAAAAGTTCCAAGATTTAATGAAAATAAGATGGAAACTTATTGTAAGAAAATATTGGATGTTCTGTCAAATGAAGATCAGGCTACAGTGATTTTTGCAAAGATTGTCGAGTTTATTGTGGCACAACCTGAGATTGATTTTGATGACAGAAAGACTTTTGAAAGAAAAGAGACAACGGATTTATTAATTGGAAGATATAATGAGATGAAACAATATATAGCCAAATAGTTATAAGGAGCACTTACTTCGGTAGGTGCTTTTTTCATGTAAAGAATTAGGAGGTGCCCTATGGGAATTAAGAGTTTATTTGGTTTTGGTCAGGCGAGAGATAAGCCCCAGGACAAGGCCGCAGATGCCGGTTATTCCTTCCTGTTTGGAAGGACAACCAGCGGTAAGCCGGTGAATGAAACGACTGCAATGCAGACCACAGCAGTGTATGCTTGCGTGCGAATTTTGTCGGAAGCTGTCGCATCACTTCCGATTCACGTCTACCAGTACAAAGAAGGTGGCGGTAAAGAGATGGTTTATGACCACAGCCTATACCAGGTGCTTCATGATGAGCCCAATCCGGAGATGACTTCATTTGTGTTTAGAGAAACGCTAATGAGTCATCTTTTAATTTGGGGAAATGCCTATGCGCAGATCATTAGAGATGGAGCTGGTAGGGTGCTTGCTCTTTACCCGCTGCTTCCAAACAAGGTGGATGTGCAGCGTGATGAGAAGGGTGAAATATACTACGTGTATTCCAGAAATACAGAGGAGAATCCAAACTTCAAACAGTATGGTGACATCAAACTGAAAAAGGAAGATGTACTGCATATTCCGGGACTTGGTTTTGATGGTCTGATTGGATATTCACCGATTGCAATGGCAAAAAACGCTGTGGGCATGACACTTGCCTGTGAGGAATACGGAGCCTCCTTCTTTGCGAATGGGGCCAATCCTGGCGGCGTGCTGGAACACCCTGGGGTATTAAAGGATCCGTCAAAGGTGAGGGAATCCTGGAACGCAGTGTATAGGGGAACCAATAATGCGCATAAGATTGCTGTTTTGGAAGAAGGAATGAAATACCAGCAGATTGGTATTCCACCGGAAGAAGCACAGTTTTTGGAAACCAGGAAATTTCAGATCAATGAAATAGCAAGGCTCTATCGTATTCCACCTCATATGGTTGGAGATTTGGAGAAGTCGAGCTTTTCCAATATTGAGCAGCAGTCGCTAGAGTTTGTAAAGTACACCCTGGATCCTTGGGTAATCAGATGGGAGCAGAGCTTACAAAAGGATCTTCTCCTTCCAGGGGAAAAGGGAAAGTATTTCATTAAGTTAAATGTGGATGGCCTGCTTCGAGGTGATTATCAGTCACGAATGAATGGTTATTCCATTGGCAGACAGAACGGGTGGTTATCTGCCAACGATATCAGGGAGATGGAGGACTTAAATCCTTTATCTGATGAGGAAGGTGGAAATCTATACCTCATTAACGGAAATATGTGCAAGCTGTCTGATGCTGGTATTTTTGCTGGACAGACGCAGCAGGAAGAATCGGAACCTGAGCCGGAAGAAAAACCACTAGAAAATAATAGAAAGAGAGGTAAGCGATGAAACGTAAGTTTTGGAACTGGGTAAAGAATGAGGGCGAACTCGAAGCAACGAGGACGCTCTTTTTAAATGGAGAAATTTCAGATGAGACCTGGTATGGCGATGAAGTGACTCCACAGCTTTTTAAGGATGAGCTGAATGCAGACAGCGGTGATATTACTGTTTGGATTAACTCTCCAGGAGGAGATGTATTTGCAGCAGCTCAGATTTACAACATGCTTCGTGATTATAAGGGGCATGTGACAGTTAAGATTGACGGTTTAGCAGCATCTGCAGCGTCGGTTATTGCTGTGGCAGGAGATACCGTACTTGTCAGTCCAGTAGCAATGATGATGATTCACAACCCGGCGACACTTGCAATGGGAAACACCAAAGATATGGAAGCCGCCATTGCAATGTTAAATGAGGTGAAGGAATCCATCTTAAATGCTTATGTGGATAAGACCGGTCTTTCCAGAAACAAGCTGTCAAAGATGATGGATGACGAGACTTGGTTTAATGCCAAGAAAGCTGTAGAGCTTGGATTTGCTGACAAAGTATTATTTGCCGCAGAAGAAAAGCCTAAGAAAAAGCCGGAAGAAGATGAGGATCCGGATGAGAAAGAAGAAGGAAAAGAACCAGGGGAAGATGGTGAAGGCGACGGGGATGAGAAAAAGAAGAAGTTCCCATTCCAGAATGCCTATGCCTATTCCAGAAAATCGGTTGCAGATTCCTTTTTGAATAAGGTGACAGATAAGGCACCGGAAACAGTACCTGTAGACCAGTTAAGAAAGAGACTTGATCTCTTAAAACGATAGGAGGATTTCACAATGAGTAAAGTATTAGAATTAAAGGAAAAGAGAGCAAAAGCATGGGAGGCAGCAAAGGCATTTTTAGATTCCAAGCAGGGATCCAATGGGCTGATGTCTGCGGAGGATGCAGCAACTTATGACAAGATGGAAGCAGAGGTTGTTGATCTTGGAAAAGAGATTGACCGACTTGAGCGCCAGGCTGTGATTGATGCAGAGCTTGCCAAAGCAACAAGTACACCGATTACAAATAAGCCAAACACCCAGCCGGGAGGTGAAACAAAGACCGGTAGAGCTACAGACGAGTATAAGAGAGCGTTTTGGAATAGCATGAGAAATAAGAATTCTTATGAAATCCAGAACGCTCTTTCCATTGGTACGGATTCCGAGGGTGGATATCTGGTTCCGGATGAGTATGAAAAGAAGTTAGTGGAAGCCCTGGAGGATGAAGTATTCTTCAGAAGCCTTGCAACTGTCATCAAAACATCATCTGGAGATCGTAAGATTCCGATTGTTACTTCCAAGGGAGAAGCAGCATGGATTGATGAAGGCGGGCAGTTCCCGGAAAGTGATGATAGTTTCGGACAGACTTCCATTGGAGCACACAAGCTCGCTACCATGATCAAGGTATCAGATGAGCTTCTTAATGATTCTGTTTTCAATATTGAGCAGTACATCTCTAAGGAGTTTGGTCGTCGTATTGGAACAAAGGAAGAGGAAGCCTTCTTCATTGGCGATGGTACTGGAAAGCCGATTGGTATTTTCAATAAGACCGGTGGTGCAGACATTGGTGTGACAGCAGCGACCACAAGTATTACCTTCGATGATGTGATGGATCTTTATTACAGCCTTCGTGCACCGTATCGTAATAAGGCAACCTGGCTTCTGAATGATTCCACAGTAAAGGCAATTCGTAAGCTCAAGGATGGCAATGGAAATTATATCTGGCAGCCTTCTGTAAGAGAGGGAGAGCCGGACAGAATTTTGAATCGTCCTTATCGGACATCCATTTATGTTCCAGAGCTTGCTGCCGGAAACAGAGTTATGGCCTTTGGTGATTACTCTTATTACTGGATCGCGGATCGCCAGGGACGTAGCTTTAAGAGATTAAATGAGCTCTTTGCAACAACCGGTCAGGTGGGATTTTTAGCATCCGAGAGAGTCGATGGTAAGTTGATTCTTTCTGAGGCAGTAAAGACACTTGATGTAAAGGCGTCTGCAAAATAAGACCAGGAGGTAGGATAAATGCAGGTTACGTTAGAAGCAGCAAAAAGTTATCTGAGAGTAGATTCCTCAGATGATGATGCACTGATTAGCAGTCTCATCGTTTCGGCAGAAACCTTGGTAAGAGAGGTGACGCGCTTAAATGATGAGGAGCTGCTCCCGTATAAGGAGATTGTCGAAATTGCAGAGCTCTTTACGATTGCGTACCTGTATGAACACAGGGAAGAAGCGGATCACAAGAACCTGACTGAAACGGTGAAGTATCTGCTTTTTCCAATCCGTAAGGAGGTCTTTTGATGATTGAGACAATGCGGGAACGTATCACAATTCAAAAAAGTAAGGCTGTAACAGATAAGGATGGAAATCATGTTCTTGTTTGGGATGATTATTATTCTTGTGCTGCATACGCAAATAATCTTTCTGGAAAAGAATACTGGGCAGCAGCACAGGTAAATGCACAGACAGATTTATATTTTCTAATCCGTTATTGTAGTGAGGCGGCTGCGATTGATAGTGAACACTTCCGCATTGTATTTCATGGACAGCTTTACAATATTTCATTTGTTGATAACGTGCAGTACAAAAATAAGACATTGAAGCTCCGCGCGAGCCTGGTAAAGAGGTGATGGTATGGCAAATACAGTAAGTGTTGATCAGCTCGCAAATGTTATTATGCAGGGCCTTACGGAATATGCTGATGCACAGAGCGATATGGTAAAGCAAAGTGTGAAGGATGTTAGTAAGGAAGTCAAAAAAGAAATATCTGCAAATGCTCCAAAGAGGACCGGTGCTTATAAAAAGAGTTGGGCTACCAAGAAAACGAAGGAGACCAGTAATTCTCTTACAATGACAGTTCATTCCAAGAACAGGTATCAGATTGCGCATCTTTTGGAACATGGTCATGCGAAACGTGGAGGAGGTAGAGTTGCCGCGATCCCACATATAGCACCGGCAGAAGAACATGGAGCGAAAATGTTACAGCAGAAAATTGAAAGGGGATTACGGGAATGACACATCAGGAAGTAATGACAATGCTTGCGGAGATGAATCTTCCGTATGCATATGATCATTTCGTAGAGGGAGAGTCACCGGATCCTCCTTTTTTAGCGTTCTTATATCCGGGAAGTAATCACTTTGCAGCAGATGGAAAAGTATATTTTAAAGTGAATCGATTAAATATTGAGCTCTATACAGATAAGAAAGATGTGGAGCTTGAAGAAACTGTAGAGGCTGTGCTGGATAGGCATGGCATTTTTTATGTCAAAAGCGAAGTATGGATTGAATCTGAAAATCTGTATGAGGTGCTTTATCAGATGGAGGTATAGAAATGGCTAATAAAAAGAATAAAGTCAAGTTTAATATCCGAAATGTGCATTATGCACTGCTTACAAAAAGTGATGATGGCGAGGTGACATATGGTACACCTGTGCCGATGCCCGGTGCGGTATCCATTTCGCTTGATCCAAATGGAGAGCCGAGTGTATTCTATGCAGACGGATATGCATATTACACGATCAATAACAATCAGGGCTATGAAGGTGACCTTGAACTTGCTCTGGTGCCGGAGTCGTTTCGTACCGATGTACTGAAGGAATCCCTCGATGCCAATAATGTGCTTGTCGAGGATGCAACCGTGGAAACAGGTAAATTTGCACTGTTGTTTGAATTTGATGGTGACATCAATAAAATCCGTCATGTGCTTTATAACTGTACGGCGGCAAGACCAACCATCGAATCTGCAACAAAGGAAGATGAAATCGAAGTTAAGACAGAAACCCTGTCGATTACGGCATCACCTCTTGATGGGGGCTATGTAAAGGCACGAACATCTGACAGCACTTCAGCGACTGCTTATGATGGATGGTATAAAACAGTATATCTTCCGAAAGCAGTATCTGATGCATCAGGTCAGTCCGACAGTGCAAAGGTATCATCAGCAAAGAACAGTTCTAAGGAGGTCGTATCATGAGCCTTATAAAAGATCTTGAAATTGATGGAAAGCAGGTGCCATTCAAGGCATCTGCTGCAATCCCACGAATTTATCGTATTAAGTTTGGAAGGGATATTTATAAAGACCTGAGTGCCTTGGAGAAGGCTGTAGGAAAAGATAAAGAGGAGAGTTCAAGCCTGGATATGTTTTCGCTTGAGATGTTTGAGAATATTGCATATGTTATGGCAAAACACGCAGACCCGGGCATTCCCGATACACCAGAAGAATGGCTTGATGAGTTTAATACATTTTCTATTTATCAGATTCTTCCACAACTTATTGAGTTATGGGGATTGAATGTGAAAACGGATGTTGAAGCTAAAAAAAACTTCGCCCGACAGAGCGTCAGATGACAACACCCTTATTTCTTCTAAGATGTGTGCAGATAGGGTTGTCTATCCGAGACCTTGACCTTCTGACAATAGGGATGGTTAATGATATGTATGCCGAGAGCAGTAATGATGATTACAAGTATCCAGAAGTTGCAACACAGGAAGATTTCGACAGGTTCTAGATTGAGAAAACAGCCATTTTCTGATATAATACGGAAAGTGGTTGAAACATTCTCAGCTACAAATCGGAAGTTAACAAGGCTGATACTTAATATTAATTAGTTTGTAGCTATTAGGTCACAAACCAAGAATTGGAAAGTAAATAAAATGAGAAAAAGTATACTAAAGACTTATTTAAATAAAAGGACGGATGTATATCATCTTGTGAATCAATCATTTTTATCAAAATTTGAAAAAAAACAGGGTGCCTTTATGCTTATGAGATATTATGAATTTTACTGTTCATATTGCAAAGAACATAAGATAAAAATCCAACCTATCGACAAATTTCTATTAAATGCAAGTAAAAAGAAAATTAAAATTATACAGGTATGTTGTCCATATTGTGGAAGAATAGAGATGCTTATAGAGCAAAAAAAAATGTCGGAAATAAAAGAAATGCAATACTGCGGTAAATGTGGGAAAAAATCCACAGCAGAATATATTTTTTTGCAGATAAGTTCTCTAATTAGAATACAAGAGGTACATAATGCAGGATTTCAAGCATTAAGCAAAAATCACGATAAAGAAACAATGGAAATATTTGCATATGATATTATGCAGACAGAAATAGTTGAACTTACATGCATTTTGGAAAAATTACTTAGAGATTTTTATATGGACATTGCACATATAGTATATAAAACAAACCAAGTAGAGTATATCGAAAGGCTTATAGAAAAAAGTACAAATAATGATTTTATGCATTTTGATAAAGCAAATAATCATTATAAAAAAGGATTGAATATAAATTTACAAGACAAAGTATCTACTGAATGCAAAAAAAATTTAATAGACTTAGTAAATCTTAGAAATATAATAATTCACAACAATGGTTTTATAGATGAAAGATTTAAGAAAACAGAAACTTTTATGCGAGTATCTCATATGATTAATGGAGATTTGATATTTGTTAAAGATAGCGATGTTGCAAAATATTTAGGCTCAGTTTTAGAGTTATTAGTAGTAATTGAAGAGGAATTTGATAGAAATTTTAAAGAACAAATGAATATGTTGATAGCAAATTATTATTTTAATAATTAGAAAGTAATAAATATACCTAAGTTGTCATAAATTCAAGTTTGTCGGAGTGAAAATTAATAATTTACATAGAAACATCTGTCAGAAATGGCAGGTGTTTTTCTTTTGTTAAGGAGCAGAGATGCTCCTTTTTTTGTACCTAATTTTAGGAGGAGGTGAGAATTCATGGCAAGCCGTATTCAGGGAATTACCGTTGAGATTGGTGGTGATACAACCAAACTGCAGAATGCACTTAAGGGTGTGAACGGACAGATAAAATCCACCCAATCACAGCTGAAGGATGTAAACAAACTGCTGAAACTGGATCCGGGCAACACAGAACTGATAGCACAGAAACATAAACTGCTCTCAGAGGCTGTTGGCGAAACAAAGGAAAAACTGGCAACCTTAAAGACGGCAGCGGAACAGGCAAATACTGCGCTTGCCAATGGTGAAATCTCCAAAGACCAGTACGATGCATTGCAGAGGGAAATTGTAGAAACGGAGCAGGACTTAAAAAATCTGGAAACACAGGCGAACCAGTCGGCAACGGCAGTTCAGAAGATAGCAGCGTCTGGGGAAAAGTTAAAGACAGTCGGGAACAACATATCGTCTGCTGGACAGAAACTTCTTCCCGTAACAGGAGCTGTTGCAGGACTTGGTACGGCTGCGGTTACAACGGCAGCAAACTTTGAATCCTCCATGTCACAGGTACAGGCTACGATGGGAATCACGAAAGATTCCATGTCAACGGTTGACGGGCAGTCTGTTAATACGATGGATACCCTATCCAAACTGGCAAAGAAGATGGGTGCAGAGACGGCATTTTCTGCAAGCGAATGTGCTGAGGCTTTGAATTATCTGGCTTTAGCTGGCTATGATACACAGCAGATGTGCGATACTTTACCGACTGTACTTAATCTGGCAGCCGCAGGAGATATTGCCCTTGCCGATGCATCTGATATGGTAACGGATGCGATGTCAGCACTCGGCATGGGTGTGGATGAAGCAGGAAAGATGGTAGACCAGATGGCAAAGACGGCATCTACTACGAATACATCCGTGGCACAGTTAGGGGAAGGCATTCTTACCATTGGCGCAACAGCAAAATCCATCAAGGGTGGTACGGCAGAGCTTAATACGGCACTCGGCATCCTTGCCAATAATGGTATCAAGGGTGCAGAGGGTGGTACGCACCTAAGAAACATCATCCTGTCTTTGCAGAATCCTACGGATAAGGCTGCCATTGCGATGGAAGAACTGGGACTGCAGGTTTATGATTCCGAAGGAAACATGAGGAGCATGAATGATATTCTGGGTGACCTGAATTCTGGAATGGATGGGATGACCTCTGCCGAGAAATCAAATATCATCGGCAGGATATTTAACAAAACCGACCTGTCATCCGTGAACGCACTGCTTGCCAATACGGGAAGTACATGGGATGACCTTCAGCAGTCTATTGCAGACAGCGGGGGTGCTGCCGGACAGATGGCAGATACACAGCTTGATAACCTGCAGGGGCAGATCACCATATTGAAATCTGCATTAGAGGGACTTGCCATTTCATTCGGAGAACTTCTGATGCCTGCCATAAAACAGATTGTTGGATGGGTACAGTCATTTGTTGATGTATTAAACGGACTGGATGAAGGGACAAAGAAAATGATTGTCACAATTGCACTTATCGTGGCTGCCCTTGCCCCGGTTCTTATCATTGTCGGAAAAGTCATCTCCGCTGTTGGAACGATCATGACCATTGTTCCAAAGATTGCCGGAGTCATCAATACAGTTAAGGGGGCATTTGCAGCACTGAATACGACAATGCTTGCAAATCCTATCGTTCTTATTATTGCAGCCATAGCAGCACTTGTGGCTGCCTTTATTTATCTCTGGAATAACTGTGACGGGTTCCGTCAGTTCTGGATTGACCTTTGGGAGAATGTGAAACAGGTTGCTGTTACAGTATGGAATGCAATAAAATCATTTCTCTCAACAGTATGGGAAGCAATAAAGACTACGGCAGCAACCGTGTTTGAGGCAATCAAGTCATTTTTTACAACTATATGGGACGGCATAAAACTTGTGTTCACCACGGTGCTTGAAGTGATAAAGACAGTGATTGTGACCTATTTTACCATCTACAAAACAGTGATCACGACAGTATTTAATGCAGTCAAACTCGTGGTGACAACCGTGTGGAATGCAATCAAGACAGTGATAACCACGGTTGTGACAGCAATCCAGACTTTTATTACGACAGCATGGAATACGATAAAGACAATTGTGACCACGGTGGTAAATGGAATAAAGACAGCGGTTTCCGGTGCCTTTACTGCGATGTGGACCGGCATAAAGACAACCATAGGAAATATTGTTACAACGATAAAAACAGGATTTGGCACAGCAGTTTCTTTTATCACGGGACTTGCACAGTCTGCGGTCAAGTGGGGAACAGACATTATTGACGGAATCGTAAACGGCATCAAAAAGTGCATCGGCAAGGTTAAGGATGCAGTATCCAATGTGGCAGAGACGATAAAGTCTTATCTGCATTTCTCCGTGCCGGATGAAGGACCACTTACTGATTATGAGTCATGGATGCCGGATTTCATGGGCGGACTGGCTGAAGGTATAGAAAAGAGCAGGGGATTTGTAACAAAGGAAATCGAGAAACTTACGGATACCATGAATCTTGAAAATATGGTACCGGATATGGATGCAAGCCTGAATGCCACGGTCGGAGGAAACGCTTCTTCCGGGGAGAACGGTACGGTAAAACTTAACCAGCCGATTATGCTGGATGGAAGGGTGATCACGACACTTGTGTCACAGATACAGTATTCCAATGGTAAGGCATCCATGAGAAATCTTGGAATAAGTTAGGAGGTGCAGACAGTGTCAAAAACTGTAGATGGGGTGGTATATTACACCGTAAGATTTTTAAATTATGCAGGGACTGACCTGCTCAGCACCTGTGATGTGGAAGCAGGCGGTGATGCCACAGATCTTGCACCACAGCCGGAAGTAATAGAGGGCATGGTGTTTAACGGATGGAATGTGGATATCACAAAGGTGATGGAGGACATGACAGTCCGTCCGACTTATAAGAGCGACAGCATTTATTATACAGTCAATTTCCTTAATTACGCCGGGGACGATTATCTTTCAACACAGAAAGTAAAGGAAGGAGAGGATGCAGTCCCTCCGTCCCCGGAAAAAATCAAGGGATTGTTTTTTATAGGGTGGAATACATCTTTTACGGATATTCATGAGGATAAGACCATCCGTCCGAGATACAGGGAGATACCTCCGCACCCGGTATTGAATTTTTATAAAAAGACAAAGGGGAATATTTCGGGAGAGTTTATCCGTTCTTACTCTGCCGTCAATGCCTGCAGTATTACGGCAAAACTGGATGGGAAATGCACGATGTCTTTTAAGATGCTGACGAGGAAGATAGATTCTTTTGTTGATGTAAAATGCATTGCAGAACTGGACGGACTTGTGTTTAACATTACGAATGTGAAAAAAAGTATATCCAGCGGTGTATGTTATACCGAGATGGACTGTGAACACATTTCCTATATCCTGAATGACGATGAATATAAGGTGACTGCTTTTGACATGACGGGTACTCCAAGACAGATACTGTGGGCGCTGCTTGAAGGAACACCATTCAGTGTTGGTACGGTGGACATAGAAAAGAAGGTAACACTCAGGGTAAATACAGAAGCAACAAGACGTGCCTGTGTGATGCAGCTGCTTGCCCTTGTAAAAGGGGAAATCGAATATTACGGATACGCTATCGGCATCCGTAAGCACAGGGGAAACAGTCAGGTAGTGGATATCATGAAAACAGAAAATGTAAAAGATATAAGTTATTCCTATAATGCCACGGAACAGAGATACAGTTATTCCATTGACCTTTATAGAAAAGAAAATGTCGACCTTGGGGATGAATTGCTTATTAATTTTAAGCCGTTGTCCATATACAGGCAGAAGCGTGTGGTCGGCATGGAGTGGAATCCGTTCAACTATAATGAGGTGAGCATTACGATTGGTGCTTATATACCGACCATCAATGATTCGCTTTATTCTGTTGTTACAAGCGTGGAAGATATCAGAAATACCACGGCAAAATACACGGTGGAATTTGGGGAGATCATCGGAAACGGCTCTTTTTATTTTACAAGGGCATATAATGACAGACCATATTTTCAGTACCAGACAAATGATGGGAAGACACCGACAGTAACGCTGACTAAGAAATCCGGCAGTGCATTTGCTTCTTATGTCGGTGCATCCATATCCGGGGTTTCTTCCTCAACGAGAACGGTCATTGCGTTTTACTGTACCGTGCCGGATGAAACGGAAGATGAGGAAGATATGGATTAAGGAGGTGCTTTCGGATGGCTGTGTTCAGCGGGGATAAATACAAAAAGGCTTCATCGGATGCACTTGCATTTATAAAGAGACAACTTGATGTAAATAATTTCAAGTGCCAGATAACATTCGACAAGGAATATGATGACAGTTATTCCGGTGATATTGTCTGGGGATATGTGACAGGGATATCCGTTGAGGAAGATCAGGTAAGGGCGAAATACATCTCTCCATCCACTTATTATGATTTCAACTATAAGGGAAAGGTAAAAGGGACTGCAAGGAACCTTTCAGATTACAGTGATTATGCTGTAAATGTTTATGTTGTCCATGATGCCGATTACAAGGTGATCACCTGCCCAATCAAAGCAGATGGGACATGGGAATCTGCAATGGTATACAGGGAAACTTATACGGTAAAGGATACAGACGAAGAAGGAAATGAAACAGGCACCACGCATACAGAGAACGTGACATATCCGATTGATATAACAATGTCCGAGGGAATTAAAGAGTTCCGGCTTGCAAAAGGCATAAAAGGAAAATGGGAACAGATTTCATCTTCCGATGAGGTGACGGTGGAAAGATATGTGTATGATACAGACACAGAGATAAAAGCTGAAGATGGCGGGTATGGATACAGTTATTTTGAGTACTTCACCGTAAGGCTTTACAGTTATTCGGATGCGGAATACATCAATGCTATTTGTAGGATATGGAACTGTGGCGGTGGAAAATATATGTGGTATACAAATAAAGTTGCGACAGGGCATAAGATTGGAAAGGTCATGCAGCAAGTCTGGAGGGATGGTGCGGTTGCATTTGATGCAGTCGGCATAGCGGGTGCTGTTATGAATCTGCAAAAAGGCAGACTTCCGGCATCGTTCCTTATTCCGACAGATGACCCTCAGTATAATAAGGACGGATCCAATGCCCTCGGTGCATATGGTTATATGCTGAATTCCAGAACATGGGCATACGATGTCGGTCTTGCATTATTGGTATTTACTACTAGCGGTGATTATAGTATCTGCAAAGAAATGCTGAACCGAATGAAGTATGAACAGAACGATGATGGGAGTTTCAATTTTTCCTACGATATTTATATCGGACAGTTGTTTGACGGATATGTAAGAACCGGGGCAATGGGATGGCTGGTGTGGGGAGCCTGTTATTACACGATGGAAAGCGGGGACAGGGATTTTGCGAAGATGATAAAAAAAGCCGGGGACTGGCTTGTGTCAAAACAGGTTACGGATTCGTCCGATCCACGATATGGACTCATGACAGGAGGTTACGGCAGTTACAACATGGAGGATTATTCTTATTCCGGTGAGGAGATAGAGTGGTGTTCTGTGGAACACCAGTGTTCAGCATTACAGGCACTTGAGGGATGTTCCCTTGTACTGAAAAATAAAAAATACAAGGAAGCAGCAGAACTTGTCCGGGACAGCCTTTTTCTAAAATGCTACGACAGGGAGAATGGACGGTTCTTTCAGGGCATAAACGGGGGAGTGCCGGATAAGGCATGGGCGCTTGACTGCACCACATGGGCAGGAACACTTATCTTTTCCGTGGTGCATTCATCAACGGCAGAAGCGTGTCTTGAAACTGCAAGGAGTGTGTATCTTACGAAGAATAAGAAGATCATACAGAGCAGGGAGAAAGATTACTATAATACAGCATACTCTGATGAGGGAACATTTTCTGGATTCAAGCCGTACAGTGATAAGACGGCTGATTATAAAGGTGCGCCGGATATTGTCTGGACGGAAGGAACACTTGGGTATTCCACGCTTGCCTATGTACTGGGGGACATGGATGAGGCAAAGAAATATGTGGATGAGTGCATCAGACTGCAGAACTGTGACGGGAGTACAGGCGGTGTGATATATACAACAGCCACCTATGGAATGCTCCCGTGGGAGTTTCATGTATGGGAGAGCGTGGTATCATCCTCGTGGCTGTATCTTGTCATCAATAATCCTGATGTCCTTTTCCCAAGGACACTCAGACAGGTTTATTATATGGCTAAGATAAACAACATTCACGATGAAAGAAAATAGAATATATAATTTCGGAATTAGGCAGTTATCCATTGCGGGTAGCTGCTTTTTTCATACAAAAAATTCAAAGGAGGATAAGACGATGAAAGAATTCTGGAATGCAATTCAGTTTGTATTTACAGCAGTTGGAGGTTGGCTTGGTTACTTTTTAGGAGGATGTGACGGTTTGTTATATGCATTGCTTGCTTTTGTGGTGATCGACTACATAACCGGTGTTATGTGCGCGATAAACGACAAAGCGCTATCAAGTGAAGTGGGCTTTCGTGGAATTTGCAGGAAGGTACTGATCTTCTTATTGGTAGGGATTGCAAACATCCTGGATGTCCATGTGATTGGTACCGGAAGTGTTCTAAGAACAGCAGTTATTTTCTTTTATATTTCCAATGAAGGCGTGAGCCTTTTAGAAAATGCTGCTCATTTAGGATTGCCGGTGCCACAGAAAATCAAAGCAGTATTAGAGCAGTTGCACGAGCGTGCAGAAGATGATGACAAGGAGGAATGATTTATGAGTCAGAAATTTGGAATTGATGTGAGTCACTGGCAGGGAGATTTCAATTTTGCCAGGGCAAAGAGTAACGAAGGTGTAGAATTTGCTATCCTAAAAGCTGGTGGCGGTGACGCAGGGCTTTATAAGGACAGCAAGTTTGAAGCTAATTATGAGAAGTGTGAAGATTGTGGCCTTCCAAAAGGCGCGTACTTCTATGGTAATGCAAAGAGTGTAGCAGAAGCAAAGAAAGAGGCAGAGTATTTTATTTCAATCCTTAGTGGAAAGAAATATGAATACCCTGTCTTTTATGATGTTGAGGGTAAGATGATCACAGACAATGACCGAGCAACTCTTACAGAGATTGTGAAAGCATTTTGTTCTACTATGGAAGCAGCAGGTTATTGGGTAGGTATTTATTCATCGGAATCATTTTTTAACAGTGAAATGAATGACGGTGAGCTTACCAGGTATAGCCATTGGGTTGCGCGATGGGGAAAGAGTAAGCCAGCTCCTTCCAGTGGTGCAGAAACACAGATGTGGCAGTTTGGCGGTGAAACTAATCTGCTTCGTAGTAATAAAATCAATGGTCAAACCTGCGATCAGGATTATTGCTATGTGGATTATCCTACTAAGATTAAAGCGGCAGGACTCAATGGCTATACAAAAAGCCAGGCATCAGAACCAGCGCCTGCAAAGAAAACTGCAGTAGAGATTGCAGATGAGGTCATTGCAGGTAAGTGGGGAAATGGTGAGGAGAGAAAGCAGCGTCTCACAGAAGCCGGATACAATTATGCTGAGATCCAGGATATTGTGAATGGCAAATGTGGAGTGACACCAAAGAAGTCTGTCGACGAACTTGCAAGAGAGGTCATTGCAGGCAAGTGGGAAAACGGATCTGAGCGTAAGAGTAGACTCTTAGCAGAGGGGTATGATTACGGTGCGGTTCAGAAGCGAGTAAACGAAATGTTATCATAAGTTTGGGCCTGGGAGGAGTAATCCTTCCGGGTTCTTTTTTTGTATTTTACCAGTTCGGTCATACCGATAATTATACCCTTGAAACCGCTAAATTGCTTGACTTATAGCGGAACAAGAGCGTTAATAGGACTACCAAAAAGGAAGGAGAATTCGCATGAAACTTAGGAAAATAGAACCTTTAAAACCTAAGCAAAAAAAGCTAAGAGTATGTGCTTATGCAAGGGTATCAACGGACAGCTTAAAGCAAGGCGAGTCCTTTGAAAACCAGGTAAGCACCTATGAGCGCGTGATTAAAAGCAATCCGGAATATGAATTCGTTTCTGTTTATGCGGACCAGGGAATGACCGGTAGAAGCGAGAACAGACCAGAGTTTCAAAGAATGATTGCAGATTGCAAGGCTGGAAAGATAGACCTTATTATTACAAAATCGATTTCCAGATTTGCCAGAAATACCACCACAGTTCTTAAGTACACAAGAGAGCTGAAAGAAATCGGCGTCGGCGTGCTTTTTGAGGAAAACAATATTAACACACTTTCCTCGGAAGGAGAGCTGATGATGACGGTGCTTGCTTCCTTCGCACAGGAGGAAAGCCGCAGCATAAGTGAGAATAATAAATGGACTTTGAAAAAGAAGTTCGAACGTGGAGAGGGAATGGTAAATACAGCCCGCTTCATGGGATACGACAAGGATGAGACAGGGGACCTGGTAATCAATAAAGAAGAAGCCAAGGTTGTAAGACTAATATTTAAGATGTACCTTTTAGGCATTGGGTGTCATAGAATTGCTAAGGCATTAAATGAGGAAGGGGTACCGACGATAGCAGAAAGTTCTTGGCACGCAAGTACCATTAAGGGAATGCTTACCAATGAAAAATACAAAGGGGATTTCCATATCCAGAAAACTTACATTCCGGAAGGAACACACCAATCCGTAAAGAATAATGGACAGGTGCAAAGTTACTATGTAACAGAAGATCACCCGGCCATTATTAGCGCAGAAGAATGGCAGCAGGTTCAGGAGCTTATGGAATATCACAGAAAGCAGAGAAACATTGGCAAAGGTGAAAAATACCAGAAACGATATCCAATGAGTGGAATGTTGGTGTGTCCATATTGCGGAAAGAGCCTGCGAAGAAGATATGTTTACAATCGAAAAGTCGAGTGGTTATGCGCCACTTATATTCATAAAGGGAAAGAGGCCTGTAAGGGTATCCGGATAAGGGATACAGAACTTACAGGTCTTTCTTTTTCGGAACCAATGGTAGTAGAGGAGGTAATGATAAATGGCGAGAAGCATTACGGTTATACCAGCAAAAGAGCCTACGATGCTGGTGAACGGGCAGCAGATAGAATTGAAAAAGAAAGTAGCAGCGTACTGCCGCGTGTCAACGGACCAAGAAGAACAGTTATCAAGTTATGAGAACCAGGTGCGATACTATACGGAAATCATAACAAGAAATCCTGATTACGAGTTGGTGGACATTTACGCAGATGAAGGCATCTCCGGTACCAACACCAAAAAGCGTGATGATTTTAACAGAATGATCGAGGATTGCAGAGCTGGGAAGATCGACCTTATTATTACAAAGTCCATTTCCAGATTTGCAAGAAATACCCTGGATTGCTTGAATTATGTAAGAGAGCTAAAGGAACTGGGCGTGGGGATTCGATTCGAAAAAGAAAATATCGACACCTTGGATGCTAAAGGAGAGGTTTTGCTAACAATATTATCTTCTTTAGCACAAGATGAAAGTCGAAGTATTTCTGAAAATAGTACTTGGGGAATACGAAGGCGCTTTGAAAAGGGTGAACACAAGATGAGCACCAAACGTTTTTTAGGATATGATTGTGATGAGAATGGAAAGCTCATTGTAAACAAGACTCAGGCAAAGATCGTGGTAAGACTTTATGAGGAATATTTATCCGGAAAAACAGTTGACTATATCGCCAGAATTTTCAAAAAAGAGAGGGTAAAAAGTTGGGATGGAAAATGCAACTGGCAGGCAAGCACTCTGGACTCCATGCTTCGAAATGAGAAGTATATGGGTGATGCTATTTTGCAGAAAAGCTATACTGCAGATTTTCTATCTAAGAAGCGTGTAATGAATGATGGTACAATTCCAAAGTATTATATTGAAGGAGATCACGAGCCGATCATAGATGTAAATACCTGGAACGCGGTGCAGCAGGAATTGGCACGTAGAAAGAAATACTGTGAAGATCATTTTACGAATAATTACGCGGTGATGCCTGACAAAAATCCATTTTCAGGGAAGGTGGTATGTGGAAAGTGTAATAACCTTTATTCCAGGGTATCGTATACAACAAGAGCTGGAACTAAGATGAAAAAGTGGCGCTGTGGCTCTACCAATAAGAATTCTGGACATCGAGTTTGCACTTGTCCATATATTATGGAGAGTGCTTTGGAAAAAATATGTGTAATGACCTGGAATGCCATTGTGGAGTCAATCGGAGATTATGAAACACTATGGAACATTAATATTGAGTCAGGGAATGAGCTGTTAGCATATAAAACAAGACTTATGAAGATGCGAGCCCAGGAGGGCAGTATCAAGGAATGTAAGCCAGATTTACTGCAGGAGGTAGTTGACCACATTACTGTATTCGAGAATGGGGACCTCAGAATTTTGTACTACGATGGCACAGAATTTGAAGTAGCAACACATTGAGCAAAATGACTTGACAATAGAATGTACAAGAGTTTTACTAGCACCAACCTAACAAGGAGGTGCTAGTATTGCTTACAGAATTTGAGAAAGAAAAAATCGAATTGATGCGTGAATTTGGCCTGAGATATGATGAGATTGCCAAACGGTTAGGAGTTACTAAAAATCAGGTGCGCTATTATTGTAAGAAGATAGGCTGTCTGCTTAGGGTAGATGAGATGCCAAACAAAAGGTGTGCATATTGCAGGAAAAAGATAACAGCTGATAGGTATGTTCCAAATAAGAAATTCTGTAATCGATCTTGTAGGAAAAAATATGTAATTCAAAGCAGAGGCTACTCGTATGAATGGGTGTGGTGTAAATGCCAGTATTGTGGTAAAGATTTTCAGGGGTGGGATTATAGAAAATTTTGTAGCAGAGTTTGTGCACAACTTTCCAGGGAAAAACCAAAGAAAGAAAAATCGAAGCGATCAACTTTAATTAAACCAGAATCAGAGTGGAAAATTAAGAGTGTGAGAAAAGATGTATAG